TCGCAGAAAGAAATGAAACTGACCTTTTTTGAATACCTTAAATATCATGCCGCAGACTATCAAATCCCTGAAGACACCTCTACGTTATCCTGGGGGGAAAAGTAGGGCAGTATCTAAACTGTTCCAATACATTCCTGATCTTTCAAATTACCACGAGTTTCGTGAACCATTTATTGGTGGTGGTTCTGTAGCAATTGAAGTTACCAAACGTTACCCAAAAATTCAAGTTTGGGTAAATGATCTTTATAATCCCCTGTATAACTTCTGGTGTATCCTTCGTGATGAATCACGAGAACTTTATGAAGTTCTTAAAGGATATAAAGAAGATTACAACACTCCTGATCTTGCTAGACAACTCTTCAACGAAATGAAGATTCAACTGAACCATGAAGAGTCTGAAGATTTCTACCGTGCTGTTGCTTTCTACATTATCAATAAGTGTAGCTTCTCTGGTCTGACTGAAAGTTCTTCCTTCTCTCCACAGGCAAGTGTTAGTAACTTTTCCATGAATGGTATTGAAAAGATTCCTGAGTACGGTGAGTTGATCAAAGATTGGTTCATCACCAACTGGTCTTATGAAGATATGCTGACCGATAAGAATGATATATTTACTTATCTGGATCCTCCTTATGACATTAAGGATAATCTCTATGGGAGAAAAGGATCAATGCACAAAGGATTTGATCACGATAAGTTTGCTGCTGACTGTGACCGTTTTGTGGGTCCTCAACTCATTTCATACAACAGCAGCAACCTCGTGAAGGAGCGGTTCCAGGGGTGGACAGTTGGAGAATTTGCACATACTTACACCATGCGCTCCGTGGGGTCCTATAATACAGATCAAGCAGACCGCAAGGAACTAGTCCTTTACAACTACCATGAAAGTTAAAGTCCAACTCTACGTCGCTGGCAAGGTCTTTGATGAGATCGTTGAGGCAGCAAACTACCAGGATGCTAGGGAAACTGCCCTGGCACGTAACCCTAAAGCTAAAGTTGTTTCTGTTACTGCTGTATTTAAATAATGTGGAGACTATGGTGTAAAGCACTCGGGGAGAAAGCTACCAATGATGACAGAGAAGCAGACAACGTTGCTTATATACGGACTATTATATTTCTCACTTATCTCATTACTAACCTTTTTATTATTGCGGGGGTCATAAGACACTGGAATGACATACCAACTGAAAGATTACCTATACAGCATCAATCAATCAAAGAAAAGTATTCTTGATGATGATGCTGATGCTGAAAAAGTATACCCACCTTACATCGTCAATCGCTGCCTGAGTTCTTTTACGGATACAATCTTATTTGTCAATGAGATGAATAAAAATTCTCATCTCCCTAAAAAACTACAGTATGATTTTTTACTAAATAGTGTGAAACCGAGGAAGCGTTTTTCTCCTTGGGCTAAAAAAGATTCTATTGATTATCTTGAAGTAGTCAAAGAGTATTATGGTTATAATGACGATAAAGCACTCCAGGCACTCAGGATTCTCACCAAGGATCAGTTAGATCATATTACAAAGGTATTGAATAAGGGTGGAAAGAAATGAATGTTGAAACTGAAATCCAGTGGAAGCAAGCTGATATGATTGAGGTTGTTCTGAAAGAACCAGACGACTTTCTTAAGGTGAGAGAAACGCTGACAAGAATTGGTGTAGCTTCTCGCAAAGAAAAGAAGATCTATCAATCTTGCCATATCTTGCACAAACAGGGTAAATATTATATTGTTCACTTTAAAGAACTATTTGCTCTTGATGGAAAGAATACAAATTTTTCTTCAAATGATTTACAAAGAAGAAATAGAATTGCTCAACTTCTTTGTGATTGGGGATTAATTGCTGTAGTAAATCCAGAAAAGATTGAAGATCTTGCTCCATTAAATCAGATTAAAGTATTATCCTTTAAAGATAAGGATGATTGGAAGCTAGAGAGTAAGTATAATATTGGAAGAAAAAAGCAAGGTGAGTAGTCCTTCTGTAGATTACAACGAACTTATTTACAGAAAACCAAAAGAAAATTTAATTGAAAACTGTAATGCCAGAAACTATGGCAGTACGCAAAAATTAGTTCGTTGGACAAGTTGGAAACCAAATAATCCATTTGCACCTTTTATAGATATCCCATTTTGGATTGACTCAATACCTATCAATTTTTGTGAAACAATTTTAACTGATATAAAATCAATTGAAAATGATTTGACAGATTGGAAAAAATATAATATTTTTTCCTGGACAGATAAGTTTGTTTTTGTCCACAAATTACTACTGTTAATAAAAAGTAGTTTGTATCAATATGCTGGAGAACTTCAATATGAACTTCCAGAAAAAGTATGGATTCGTGGATGGATGAATATAATGAATGAAGGCGATTCGTTGCCAATTCATTCACATGCTTTTCATGAAAATTCTTTTATCTCTGGAAATCTTTTATTGACTAATAGTGAGATTTCTACTGAGTATGTAATTCCAAATTATTCAACTTACTACGGCAACTACCTATCCAAGTCTAGATCTGGATCTGTAATTTTATTTCCATCTTGGGTAGAACATCTTGTCCCTCCAGTAAAGAGAAAACGTTATTGTTTAGCATTTGATTTTTACACAAATGAATCTATTGAATATCTAAAACAAAATGCTAGTGGATTTGATCCGATGATGTTATCTACAGAATTAGAATTGTGAAGTAAACCGTAGCATTTATTAGGGTTTTCATCACTTCTAATTTTTATGTTTCTTATATAATTACTAGTGTGATGCCTAACGGGTCACATGTAAACGTCGCTTTTTAGGACAATGGTAACATTTAATTGGGAAACATATACCCCTTACTCTATCGGTTTTGATGAAACATTCAGAAGATTGGAAGCTATTGCAGGTGGTGGATCTAGTTACCCTCCGTACAATGTGGTTGACGGAGACGATGGCACAACCGTACTTGAAGTCGCTTTGGCTGGATTTACAGGCGAAGATATTGAAGTCACGACTGAACGACATGTTCTGACAGTTGCTGCTTCAAAATCAAAAGAAGACAAGGAACGTAAGTATCAACACAAGGGTATCTCTCAAAAATCATTTAGTCGCAGCTGGCAGATGGCAGAAGAAGTGGAAGTTGAGAGTGTAGATTTCAAGGATGGACTATTGACAATTGTGTTGAGAAAAGAACTTCCAGAAAAACAAAAACGTAAAGTTTGGTTTTGAAAAGCAAGGGGGGGTATTGACAACCCCCCTTTTACTTGGTATACTAAAAGAAAGAATTTTAAATTATGGCAGAAACAATCAATCATAATATTCGTGTAATTCATCTTGTCACTGGTGAAAATGTAATTTGTAATTTTACACAAATCAGAGAAGAAGATAAATTTGTTGGATATCAAGTTCTATATCCTCTCACTTTAAATCTTGCTCCAGGAGAACCAGATGAATCTGGGCAAGAAACGTATAGTGTTCAGTATCGTAGATGGAATCCTTATACTCCATATGAAGATCATAGGATTTCTCCCAATGCAGTAATCTCTGCAATGCCTCCTGCTGGTGACATTCTTACTAATTACGTTACCAGACTAAAACAAGCTGGTGTTGATCTTTCTTTCTTACCTGACAATGGAGATGAAATCCTTGGAAAAACTACTCAAAGTGCTGCTACTGAAGGACCAGTGGCTGATAGCGACAGTTGAAGAGATTGAAGGGATCACTTTTGGTGATCCCGATTGTATCTTGATCAATCCAATGGTAATTGATGGTGGACAGTTGAAGAACTGGATTCCGTTCAGCACAAAAAACGAGTGTGTCGTGCGGTCATCTGATATAATTACCTTTGTGGACCCTACCAGCGATTTGATCGCCTTGTATCAAAAGACAACACCAGAACTACTTACTGAATGAAGTTTTATACTAATGTTGAACAAGCAGGCAACCGCTTGCTTGTACGTGGTTATGAAGGTGGAAATCCTTTTCAATACAGAGTGGCATTTAGTCCCACTCTGTATGTTCCTACAAAAAATTATTCTGAATGGCGGACTCTTGAGGGAGATTTGATTGAACCAGTTCCTATGGGTTCTATCAATGATGCAAAGGAGTTTGTAAAAAAGTATAAAGATGTTGAAGGATTTGACATCTATGGGAACACACGCTATCTCTATCAGTACATTGCTGAAGAACATCCAGAAGATGAAATTAAATATGATACTTCAAAGATTCGTATCTTCACGATTGACATTGAGACTGCAGCAGAAAATGGATTCCCAGATATAGAAACAGCAGATCAAGAAATATTGGCGATCAGTATCAGAGACTCCTATACTGGTCGCATCATTGTATTTGGTGCTCGTCCTTATAATAATAAGGACAGCATGGTTGATTATATGCATTTTCGTTCTGAAGAATCAATGCTCACATCATTTCTTCAGTACTGGAATGAAAATTGTCCAGATGTAATTACAGGTTGGAATGTACAGCTTTTTGATATTCCCTATATTGCTAGGCGTATTGATAGGATACTTGGTGAAAAGTATACTAAAACTCTTAGCCCATGGAAGCTTATTTCTTCTAGAGAGATTTACATTAAAGGAAGAAAACAGATCGCTTATGATCTTCCTGGAATTTCTACGTTGGATTATCTGGAACTCTACAGAAAATTCACATACACAAACCAGGAATCATACCGATTAGATCATATCTGTGATGTAGAACTCGGTGTAAAAAAACTTGATCACTCTGAGTTTGATACCTTCAAAGAGTTCTATGAGAACGACTGGCAGAAGTTTATTGACTACAACATCCATGACGTTCGTCTTGTTGACAAACTGGATGATAAGATGAAGTTGCTTGAACTTGCATTCACTATGGCATACGATGCTAAGGTGAATTATGAAGATGTGTTTAGTCAGGTTCGGATGTGGGATAACTATATTTACGTGGAACTTCTGAAGCGTAAGATTGCCATCCCGCCAAAGAAGGAAGCGACTAAGACAGAAAAGTACGCAGGTGCATATGTCAAAGAACCGATTCCTGGGTTTTATGATTGGGTGGTCAGTTTTGATCTCAATTCTCTGTATCCTCATCTTATCATGCAATACAACATCTCGCCCGAAACTCTTGTTGAGAGGAGACATCCCGCTGCGAATGTTGAAGGGTTTCTGAATAAAGAGATTGAACTTGATACGAAGTATTGTGTTGCTGCTAATGGCGCACAGTATCGTAAAGACATTCATGGGTTCTTGCCACAGATGATGCAGAAAATGTACGATGGTCGTGTCATCTATAAGAAGAAGATGATTGAGGCAAAGAAGCAGTACGAGAAGACTCCTACTGTTGAACTCATGAAAGAGATTGCCCGCTGCAACAACATTCAGATGGCAAAGAAGATTTCTCTAAACTCTGCCTATGGTGCTATCGGTAACGAGCACTTCCGTTATTACAAACTAGCAAACGCAGAAGCAATCACCTTGTCTGGTCAGCTTTCTATCCGCTGGATTGAGAATAAGATGAATGCTTATCTTAATAAAATTCTAAAAACTGATGGAGTTGACTATGTTATTGCTTCTGATACTGATTCAATTTATCTTAATATGGGTCCTCTGGTTGAATGTGTATACCAGGGAAGAGAGAAAACTAATGAGAAAGTTGTGGGGTTCCTTGACAAGATCTGTCAAATGGAACTTGAGCCTTATATTGAAAGTTCTTACCAAGAACTGGCTGACTATGTAAATG